CGAACCTCAAGACGCCGAAGGATGAGAACCTGGTCAAGCAGGGGATCAGCATCATCGTCTGCAGCCGCGACAACGCCGCGACGGCGCAACGTGAGAAGTCCGACGCGATCAGCTCGAGCCGCTGCGGGCTGACGGCCCACCGGCGGGGCGGCAGCAGCGTGACCGACAACACCCTGCTGGTCGACGACGAGGTCGACATGCACATCGACGCCGGCACCGACGCCGGAGGATTCTTCACCAGCGGCGACTACTCCGAGGGCAAGGGAGACATCGGCTCAGCCGTCGCTGGCCGCCAGCGGGCGTGGGATGACGCGATCGTCGTGGGGGAGCTGTATCGGATCGGTTCGGCGGTGTGCGTCTGCTCAGGACGCAGCCCGTCCGATGACGTGTTTCGCTCGGACGTGGACCAGCAGCCGATCGGCGGCGGGATTAGCGTGACCGCGACGTTCCGGGTGGTGGAGGCCGGCGCTGCTGACTTTCCCGGCACCGGCGGCACCAGGTCGGGCACCGCGGCGCCGCATGTGCTGCGGATGGCCCGGGCAACCGTTGCGATTCCGCAGCCGGCGCAGGTGATCGAGCTGGGCATCCGCTCCACCGTCGGGATCCGGGTGTCGGGCCTGATGAACTTCCGCGACGCCATGCCTTACGCGGAGGTGGACGGCCGCGCCTGTGACTACTACAACCTCAGCTACCTGCTGGCCCAGCAGATCCTGCGGGTGACGCAGTATCAGTCGGGCACGATTACCCAGATCGAGACCCGCTACTCATTCTGGCGGCTGCGCTACCGAATCGCCGGCAGCACCAGCGGCTGGTCCAGCCTGCCGCAGCTGTTCGGCGTCAGCGGCAGCACCCAGCAGGCCCAGTTCAACTTCCTGCGGATCGAGTTCCCCACCCGTCAGCGATGGGAGGTCCGGCTGGACCCGGTGAGCGGCTGGGAGGTGCGCAGCGGCACGGCGAGCGGTGACCTGATCGTCATTGATGCCCGGCTGTCGTCGCTGCAGACCGTTGGCGATGGGTCGGTGGTCGTGCGGGTCGCGGGGGACTACGTGCAGCGCCAGGCCTCCACGTTCACGATGCCCTGCACCGTCAACACCCGCGGCGGGATCGGGATGCCCAACGTCGACGGCGGGAACTACGTGGATGAGTGGGCCCGCCTGGCGGAGCAGTTCGTCTACGACGAGATCACGACCAGCGCCAGCAGCCCCGAGCACGAGATCACCTACGTCAACGTGATCGACACGGCACCGACGACGCCGACCTACCCCGACATGACACTGGTGGGCGTCAACATCCGCAGCGGCACCGAAGCGCAGCAGCTGGGGCAGCTGAGCGTCTACGTGAACGACGGCCCTTACGCCAGCCATTCATTCCCGGCACTCCTGGCCGCTGGGCTGCTGAACCAGCGCTATGGGGTGGGATCGATCCTGAGCCCGCTGCAGGTTGACGAGGCGAGTTTCGCCAGTGCAACGGACTGGACCCGGACTCGCGGCTACTTCTGGGACGGGGCCCTGCCGAAGCCGGTCAACATCCGCACCTGGGGCAACGACACGGCGGCCCTGTTTCTGCTGGACCTGATCACCCGCAACGGCGTGAGCTATCTGCAGCCGGCGGTGCTGTTCGGCGCACCGGAGCAGATCACGGGACTGTTCAACGCCGGCAACATCGTGCCGGGCAGCTTCAAGCTGAGCTACCTGGACCAGACCGAGCGCCAGCCGGTGCGGGTGTCGGTGAAGTGGCGGGAGGAACGACGAGCCGAGGGCGACGGCAGCAACCGGGGGCTGTTCCCTGTGACGAGGGAGGTGACGGTCCGCGAGATCGGGGTGAGCGAGACGGCACCGCTTGAGGTGATCGACATGAGCGACTTCTGCACCAGCGAGCGGCACGCGATCGACGTGGCCAAGCTGAAGTGCCGCATGAAGCGGCTGGTGACCCACCAGGTCACGTTCGAGACGATCCCGCAGCAGGCGACGCTGAGCCCGGGCCGCTGCTGCCGCCTGGCGATGGAGACCGTCGCCTACGAGACCGCCCGCAACGGCGCCATCCTGGCGGACGGCACGATCGTCAGCAGCGAACCGATCGCCGACGGCACCTATGACGCGCTGCTGTGGAATGGCAGCAGCCAGACCCAGGAGGTGGGGCTGGTCATCCTCGGCGGCCGCGCCGTGAACCAGGGCCAGGTGGTGTTCTGCCTGGCGGAGCGCAACGCGACGGAGATGACCTACAAGGTCCAGTCCATGGCGTTCAACGATGCCGGAAACATCGCGGTGACGGCCCTGCACTGGCCAACCGATGACGATGGCCTGTCGCTGATCTCCGACGGGTTCGACGTGGCGCAGAACTGGGTCATCGAGGGCGCGATCGGTTCGACCGATGCGCCGGGGACGATCACCGCGAGCTTCACTGGCGTCACGATCACCGGGCCCTCGACCCTGACCGTGAATGTGGCCGGCAGCTATGCGGCGGTGGTGTCCGGGACCGGGACGGGCTTCACCTACAGCTGGACCGGTGCGGGCCTGACGTTCGGCACGCCGACGGCGGCAGCAACGACGATCACGGCGACCAGCAGCGGCAGCAAGACCGCCAGCTGCGCTGTGACGCGAGGCGGGGTGACGATCACCGACACGCACCCGATTCTGGCGGTGGCCGCGCCGACGAGCACCACGATCGGGACCGTGACGATCACCGGCAGCACGACCGGCACCAGCCCGGCGACGATCACATCGACCGCTGGGATCAGCGGCACGGCGACCGACCTGGTCTACAGCTGGACGGCCCCGGTGATTCCGGCGGGCGGGACGGTCGACTGGATCTCCACCAGCACCGCGAGCGCGACGGCGACGTTCACCGGCGTCGGCACCTACCAGATCGAGTGCCGGGTGACCAGCTACGTGGCGACCGATCGCATCGTCGACAAGGCGGTGACGTTCAACCTGGCGACGGACACGGCAACGGCGACGGCCCATGGGTTCGCGGCGGGCGATCAGGTGACGTTCACCGCGACGAGCGGCGACCTGCCGACGGGGCTGCTGCAGCAGACCACCTACTGGGTGCGCAGCGGCGGGTTGACGACCGATGAGTTCACGGTGGCATCAGAGCCTGGGGGTGCGTTGCTGGCGCTGTCTGGCACCGCCAGCGGGTCGTATCGGGTGACCAGACTGGGCAAGTCGGACCTGCAGCAGGTGGTGATCTCATGAGCGTGGCATTCCCTGCGATCCGCCCGGCAGACCGGCAGTTCACCCCGCCGTCGGTGCCGGTGACCGAGACCCGCAGCGAATCGGGACTGACGTTTCGGCGACGCCGCGGCAGCCTGGCGGTGGATGCCGCCCTGGCCCTGCGGTTCGACGCCCGGCCGGTGGCGGACTGGGTGGCGATCGAGGCGGCCTGGCTGGCGAGCGGCAGCGGGATGGAGGAGCTGCTGCTGCCGGCCGAGATCTGGGCGCCCGGCGTCGCACCGGAGCTGCCGGGGCTGCAGTGGCGGTTCATCCCCGACCGGCCGCCACAGAAGGCCGAGCCGCGGGAGCTGATCGGGCGGGTGAACATCACGGTGGAGCTGCGAGCCGTAGCGGTGTGACAGTCACGGCACTGGCATAGGGGTGGTGGGCTGTAGCTGGTGTGAGGGTAGGGTCTGGGGTGTTGAGCTTCCCCGACAAATCATGAATGAATGGATCACCGACCGCCTGCCGACGGCGGAGGATGCGGACAGGGATGGCGACGTCAGAATCCGCTACGAGATAGGCGGCGCACCTGAAGATGGCGTGTATGCCCATTACTCCGTGGTCGTCCCTGGCCAGCCGTGGTGGAGCCACAAAGCTGCCGCCCGTGCCGCCCAGCCCACCTCACGGCCTGCGCCGGCCCCGGCCCGCGTGGTGACGGCGATGGCGGCTACCCAGTATCGGGTCTTTGTCGCCTGTAGTGATGGCACGATGTGGGACTGGCCCCCCGCCGGTGGCGAATGGAGGCAACTCCCCTCCATCCCCCAGGAGGCCCCCGATGCTTGAGCTTTACTGCTGGGCCGGCGCATTCACCGCGATGAGCGTCGTGCGGCCCCACGAATGCCGCGAGCCTCTCGAATGGGCTGCCGCCTTGATCGCTGGGGCCGTCTGGCCCCTGTTGATCGCCGTGCGCCTCACCATCTGGGTACGCCGTCGGCGGAGGGGGAGGGGGTGATGGCCCGCACCATTGAGCTGCGCTTCCAGGTTCGCGACCACGGCGAAAAGCGCATCAAGATCACGCCGGCATGGGCCGGCAAGGGCATCGCCATCCACAAGCCGATCAGGTTTGATTCAGACGATGGCCAGTTTTACTTGCAGGAGGCTCAGGGAGTGTGGCGACTGAGCCACATCAACTCCGGCATGTCGCTGGGCAGCTGCATGGGCAACCTAGACCGCGCCAAGAGCTTCGCCCGAGCGTGGGACGGCGAGTTTGCCGCGCTGCAGTCGGGTGCCGACATGGCGCCTGATCGCATGAAGGCCTGGAAGGCCGTGGTCCAGGAGATGCACGTCGAGCCGCCGCGGAAGCCCCGCCAGCCCGCGATCCGCCGCGGTCGGGAGGTGGCGTGATGGGAGAGTCGAAGCGCAGGAAACAGATGCTCGGCGATCTCTATTGGACGCCGGAAGCCAGGAACAGTCGCCTTGTTGTTATCAAGAGATCTGTGCAAGCGAAAAGCGATGCCATTGCGCTGGCGAGAATCAAAGAAGCCATGTCGACGGGGCAGCCCGTAACTCTGATAGGTTCGGCGCTTGCTCGCCCATTGGCTGCCGCCGCTGGCATCCAGTGGCTGCATGAGATGCCAATGGGGGAGTCAATCCCTAGCTGCATCGCATGGGATCCTGAACTGGCGGCTCAGGGTGGCCCAATGCTCCCTGCGTACCGCGACCATGGCATTGTCGTATTAGGCGCAGGGTCTGCTGAATTCATCGAGGATGCACTTGAGGAGATGGTGAACAAACCATGACCACCAATCCACAACCCCCCATCTTCTGCATCAACGACCATTTCGGCTGCATCGGCCGCTTCTGGTGGGTCAACACCATCCAGCAGCCGAGCCAGGCATGGAATCCGATGCTGTTCCCCATCTGGGGTGCGGTTCGGTGGTTTCGGGGGTGACCGCGATTCAGCCGCTACCCTGACCCTATCCCCTCCAGCCGCCCTGATGGCCGTCCTGACCTCACGCGACGCCGAGGTGCGCCTGGACGGCATCGGGATTGCCAAGGCCCGCGACATCTCGCTGCAGCTGTCCTCCGAGACCCCGGAGGACACCGCCCTGGGCGACACGACCCGCAGCTACGTCTACGGCCTGCGGGCCTACTCCGGGTCCATGACCCTGCTCTATGACCGCAGCAGCCCCGTCAGCCAGCTGCTGCAGCAGCAGATCACGACCGATGACACCATCCGCGATCTGGAACTGATCCTGCTTGACCGCAACATCCGCGGGCCCGTCCTGTTCCAGAACACCGGCATCTCCACCAGCGTCGGCGACGTGGTCAGCTGCCAGGTCAGCGTGGTCTTCAATGCCATCAGCGGGACGGTCTGATGAGCCTGCTGGGCACCGGCGGGGAGATGGAGCTGAGCCGTGAGTGGCCACCGCTCACGGTGCTCACCGATGCCCGCTTCGACAACGGCCGCCTGTGGCTGGCCCAGCCGGGTTTCTGGCCTGGCGATCGAGTGATCATCTCCTGTGCCCGCGGGCTGCCGATCGACGCCAACCTCAACGGCTACGCCGACTGCCCCGATGGCCACCGCCACTGGGGCGGCCTGGGCACCGCTGGGCCCGCAACGGCGCACCGGACCGACGACGCCGGCCCCTACTGGGCCGCCAGCGACGCCGCGGCCTACTGGGAGGCGCCGGCGACGACTGGCCTGACTCAGCAGCTGACCTGCTACGCCGGCCGCGACACACTGGGCCGGCTAGCGTTCTACGACTCCGAAATCAACGGCGTGAACGGTGGCACCACTGGCCGGCTGCCACTGGCTGGCGTGGCGTTCGGTGCCCTCGTGCTGGCCCCCTACGCCGCTGAGGCGGCCTATCAGGCGGCCCTGCTGACCCTGGCTCAGTCGGTGCTTGCGGTGCTGCCCCTGGCGGAGCCGGAGCTGCCTGCCGATCAGGTCGCCACCATCCCCTCGGCCGCGGCCGGCACTGAGCTGATCGGATGGAAGCTGCAGGCCCAGCTGGCCCGCTGGACCCTGGACCAGGAGGCCGCCACGGCTGACACCACCGCCCTGGCCGAGCCCTACGGGGATTCAGTGAAGGCCTTGGTGCGCGGCAGCGGCACCCTGCAGTTCGACCTCGAGCGCAGCTACCGGGCCGGCAGCCAGGATTCGACGGCCCTGCTGCGGCTGGTGATGATGCTGGACCGCGGCTGCCGGTGCCGGGCCCGGTTCTACCTACACCGCGAGCGGCCGGCGGAGACACCCGGGAGCAACCCCTGCCGCGATCCACGGCTGGGCGGTGCGCTCTGGTATGAGGCCGACCTGCTGCTGGCCCGCACCGGCGTCGAGACCGGCGCGAGGGAGCTGATCAGCGGCAGCGCGGCGTTCCTGGTGCTCGGGGAGACGCAGCTGCGGATGGGCTAGAATCTGCGCGTGGGAAGTGGCAGGTCTGATGGGCGTGGTGGCCTGTCAGGCCTTTTTTCTTGCCTCGCTACGCTGAGGGCATGACCCTGTCGGCGCAGCGGTGACGACTATCAAGAAGGCGGCCGAGGCCGGCAGCTGGCCCCTCGCCACCAGCCAGGCCGATGTCAAGGCTCAGCTCAGCGCGATGCTGGACGGGCTGCGGCAGCTGCTGGGCAATGCCAACATCCTCGCGGGATCGGGGGAACTGAACGATCCGCTCAACGCTCCGTTCCAGCTCTACGTCAACCCATACATAGGGTCGGACGCCTTCGCCGCCGGATCGTTCGCGTCCTACGACCCAGATCCTTCTGGCACCAATCCGACGACGGCGAACATTGACGCCAAGATCCGCCGAATTGACAACCAGCGGCTGACGTGCGGCTACAGCGAGATGCGGCCGTTCAAGACCATCAACCGGGCCCTGATTGAGGCGGGGCTGATCACCAGCAAGAGCTGGTTCAACTACAGCCAGGAGGCTGCCCATCTGGATTGTGTCAGCATCCGCCTGTCGGCTGGCGTTCACACCCTCTACAACGATCCCGGCAACACCGGCACCACGCCTGCCGTCTGGGCTGACGGCAAGGTGCCAACCATCGCCGAGCTGATCGGGTTCAACCCGAACGAGGGCGGCTGCATCATGCCCCGCGGCTGCACCATGTGGGCGCCGGACTATCGGAAATGCAGCATCCGCCCGAACTACGTTCCTGCCGACGCTGACGAGGCCTACAGCGAGGCCGGCGGGGTGGCAACGATCACGAATCGCAGCTGCATGTTCCGCACGACCGGGACTGGCTACACGTTCGGCTACACCCTGATGGACAAGCTGGGCAGCACCAGCAGTCACCACCTCCTCTCGGGCTATGAGTTCGCATCTGAGGCACAGCTGACGGGCTTCTACGGCAGGATCAACACCGCCCTGGCGCCGAATGGCAACGGGTCGGCGGCCCTGCTGGTCGCCAGGACGTCAGAGCACCAGATCGTCGGCCCGATCAGCGGCAGCCCGTCGGAGGCGTGGGACACCGTCGGGTCGGCGTCGTTCTACATCCTCAACGTCGGCATCAGGACGGTCCGGGGCCTCTGCGGGGCCCTGATGGATGGCAGCAAGGTCACAGGCCTGCGGTCCATGGTGACGGCCCAGTTCACGAACACCAGCAACCAGAAGACCCTCAGCTGCTGGCAGATCTACGCGGATGGCAGCTGGGCGACGCCCGCGACCTATCAGGCGCTGATTGATTCATCGCCGGACTCGCGGCGGATGAAGCCCGGCCGGCGGTCGTTCCACATCCGCGTCATCAATGGCGCTTTCGTCCAGGAGGTGTCGGTGTTCAGCATCGGCGCTGGTGTCCACAACTGGGTGCAGACCGGCGGCGAGCTGGACTCGACCAACGGCAACACCAGTTTCGGTGGCATCACCGCCCTGGCTGAGGGGTACCGGTCGGCGGCATTCCCGATCGACAAGAGCTGGACGCTCTCAGCGTTCCGCGTGCCCCTGCGGCCTGACGCGAAGGCCCCCGCGATCCGGCGGATCTTCCTCGGCACCGTCAGCAGCGCCACCTCCGGCGCCATCACCCTGTCGGCTGCACTGGATCCGGCTGTGCTCGAGTCCTTCACCCTGCGGCCCGACTCCTACATCTGGGTCGAGAATCCCCAGGGCCCCGACTGGCGGGCTCAGCTGGCCAACCCGTCATGGAGTGCCGGCAGCCCGACCATCATCAACATCGCAGCGGCCCTGGCCGATGAGAACGGCGCCGCTGGCGGCTCAAGCGTCAATGGCCGCCGGGTCTACATCCGTCGCATCGCCGACAACCGGACGAAGGAGGAGCGCCGGCTGGTGCTCAAGCTCGCAAACACCACCAACGCCAGGACCCCGCAGCGGCACCAGATCCTGCAGCTGGATCCAACCCGTGCTGGCGTCAGCGGCGCCCTGCCGGCAGCCACGACCTTGGCGGTCACCTCGACCACGGCGACAACCCCCGTGGGTGCCGGCGTGCTGCGGTCGGCGCTGATCTCCCTGCGGCGCTCCAACCCTGACCAGAACTACGCCAACAGCACCTACTACCGCAAGGGCACGGTGGTGAAGCACGCCAACAAGCACTGGGCGGCGATCAGCGATCTGACGACAGCGACCGCAAGCCCTGACCCTGCGCTGTGGTCCGAGTGCTACGTGGGGATGCCGGAGGCGTTCAACGCTGAGGACCCATTCGTCAACGAGGCCCCCAGCCTGGTGTTCGACGACGATGCGAGCGGCACCGAGGCATCAACAACCCTCGGCTGGAACTGGTCGATGGCCTTCACCAGCAGCTCGGCAACGGCCGCGGTGTGGCTGCGGACCCAGTACCGCTCCGGCGTCGACTACCTGGCCGCCCATGCCCTGCTGGTGGCCCTGGGCCTCAGTTCGGCCGATGCTCACACCGCCCTGGCCCCGCAGCTTGAAGCCAGCCGCCTGCGCGATCCGGCGTCATCGTCCGATTTCCCGGTGGCGCCCGCCGGCGGCCTGGCGACCGGGCGCGCCAACTACCCGGTGGAGTTCCGCCGCCCCTCGACACTGGCGATGGCCCCGCATCGCACCGCATGGTCGGGCTGGGGCAACTACTCGACGGCCCTGCCGCAGGTCCAGCAGGACATGGCGGCCCGCAACCGGTTCAGCTACCTGTTCACCAACAGCGGCGGCGGGTTCGTCGCCTGCGATGGCACCCAGGAGGACATGCTGCGCTTCACACCCGCCGGCTTGGAGGACCTGACGACCGGTGAGGTGGCGCAGGTCGGCGACATCGGGGCCCCGGACGTGGCGATCGGATCCTCAACCACGTTCAGCGGCACCATCATCGATTCGGTGTTCCAGGGCGTGATGGACTTCACCGGCGCGACGCTGCAGGGTTTCCCGCTGGCCAACAGCTCAACCGCTGGCCTGATCGAGACCGCAACGATCGCCGAGGTGCTGACCGCCATGACGACGGTGGGCACGGGCGGCCTGGCGATCACGACCGATGCCATGCCGGCTGCGATGCGATCCAATGCCGTCGATCTGGGATCTGCCACGGCACTCGACCTGAGCCTGGGATCATTTTTCTTCCGCACAGTCAACGGAAACGTGACATTCACGTTCACGAATGTTCCGGCCAACGGCATCACCCTATTCCTGTTTGAGTTCCTTTACACCTCCGGCACGATCACCTGGCCGGCGATTCTGTGGGCCGACGGGACGGCGCCAACCCTTGTGGCCGGCTACACCTACACCGTCGCCTTCTACACCAGGAATGGCGGCACCACCTGGCGCGGCA